CCTAAAAAAAGCTCCGGGGGGATATTTGACAGATACTTTCTCAAGAATTACTGAGGGTTTCAAACTAAATCGGAATTGTGGGCCGATTTCTCCTTTCAAGAACCTAGGTAAAACTGGGTAGAAACCCTCAGTAATTCCTTAGAAAGTATCTTATAACTATACAAGAAAGAAGAGGAACTATGGATGAAATTCACACGGGAGTTTATGTTGCTCTTTTGCCAACGGAGAGTCTTTGGTGTAAGCAACCTTTCCCACACACAACAATTATTTCTGCTGGAGATACATCGGAACTTCGAGCTTCTGTCTTTAATACATTGGCTAAATCCGTAGCATCAATAGCAATGGTTACAAATCCGATAAGCCTAAAGGTTCTCGGTATCGAAGTTTTTGGAGAAGAAGAAAAAGTAGACGTTTTAAGATTAGATATTTCTCCAGAACTATTAGCTGTAAGATCTTTTCTCGAGAATTGGGACACAGGGGAGTTTCCAGTTTTCAAACCACATGCCACAATCGGACCCGTTGGAAGCGCCATGTTCCCATCGGAATCGATGCCACTATTCTTAACCTTTGACAGAATTGTTGTCTGTTGGGGAGAACAAAAAATAGCCTTTTGGTTAAAAAAGTGGTAAACAAAAACTAAGACAGGAGGTGACTGTTATGGCAAAGACCACAGGCAAGCCTAAGTTGCGACCTAAAGATCCACCAAAGCCAAAACGTCGCCAGGCTCCTGGGAAGACATTAGATTCTAGAGAAAACCAACTTATTAGTCTGTCTGTAGATTTGGCTGCAAAGCAGTTAAGAGCTGGAACAGCCTCATCACAAGTCATAACTCACTTTCTAAAGTTGGGGTCAAGCCAGACCTTGCTAGAGAAAGCAAAGCTTGATAAGGAGAATCAACTTCTACAAGCAAAAACAGAAGCATTGCAATCACAAAAGAAAGTCGAAGAGCTTTATGCAAATGCCTTGGCGGCTATGAAATCTTATAGTGGTCAAGAGGAGCCACCCGATGATTAGAAGATATTCGGAATTAAGAAAACTTCTGTCTTTTGAGGATAGATACGGATATTTGAGATTAAAGGGTATTGTGGGTAAAGACACGTTTGGTTATGACCGATACATTAACCAAAGTTTTTACCATTCTACAGAATGGAGACATGTCCGAGATGAGATTATAGTTAGAGATAATGGTTGTGATCTAGGAATTCCCGGGTATGAAATACATTCCAAAATTTTGATTCATCATATGAATCCTTTGATGTTGAAAAATCTTACAGAAGGTGATCCAGATATTATTAATCCGGATTTCCTGGTCTGTACAAGTTTTAGGACACACCAGGCCATTCATTATGGTGATAAGTCATTATTACCATCAATACCAATTCAAAGAAAACCAAATGATACCAAACTATGGTAGAGGAGAAATATTATGAGTTACGGAATTATAAATATTGATTTTTTAAAACCAATTCCAGAAGAACATATTGTTCTAGTTGAAATTTCGTCTGAGGAATCAGTAGAAACCGAGGTTTCACCAATTCCAGTTACTATTACTTTTAGTGAACCTGTTCTGGATTTTGTTGTTGGTGATATTGTCGTTACAAACGGAACAAAAAGTAACTTTTTGGGTTCAGAGAGGGTATATACATTAGATATTACACCGACTATAGCCGGAGAAGTTACTGTAGATATCCCAGCAGAAGTAGCACATACTCGAGTTGGATATAAGAACTCTGCTGCCGATCAATTTTCTATTGAGTTTACTACTGAGTAAGGAGTACCATGGCGATAACAAACAGTATTCTAATTACAATCAAAAAAATGCTTGGAATACCAGCAGAAGATACAGCCTTTGACATAGACATCATAGTCAATATTAATTCAACTTTTATGGTTTTACATCAACTTGGAGTTGGTCCAGAAAATGCTTTCCTTATTGAAGACGATAGTAAAGAGTGGTCAGATTTTACTTCAGATATTGATTCATATAATGCTGTTAAAACTTATATTTATTTGAAGGTAAAATTGGCCTTTGATCCATCTGGAACCTCATTTGTAATAGATTCTTTAAATAATCAAATGAAGGAATTGGAATGGAGACTCATGGTTAAGGCTGATCCTGCACCACCAACAGATCCAATACCAGAAGAATAGAAGGAGATAATAAATGTCTAATAATTTAAAACACGTTGGTATATTGGGCATGCATTGGGGACATAGAAAGAAAAGTACAACACTAAAACCAACTTATCAATTTAGAGATTCACAGGGAAATCTTGTAACTCGTTATGGTAAAGGTAGATTTGGTGGGGGTTCAAAACCAGATACAACATCAAAATCAGCAAAAGCATCCGATAAGAAGTTTATGTCAGATGTTAATAAACAAAGTCATTTTCAGAGATCTGTTCAGCAAAAATATGGTCATACATCTGTTAATTCATTGCTAACTTCGGTAAAACCAAAAGCAATAAAAGCAGCAAAAGTTGTTATTGCGACCTTTGCTATTATTAAGGTTAGTGATATAATAGTTGGGACGGCACTGAATGTAGCTTGGAATACTGGTAAGGTTATTTCAAGTAGTCCAATAGGATAAATTTTAAATAAGAAAGGAGATCGCCCATGACAAAAACGTTAAAACACGTTGGTATATTGGGTATGAAGTGGGGTCATAGAAAAGCTAGTAGTGGTCCATCCCATCCAGATCATGCGAAAGCTTCTGTTCTTAAAAAGAAGAAACTTCATGAGTTGTCTAATGATGAATTAACAACCCTCACAAAAAGACTTCAACTTGAAAAACAGTTTAAAGATCTAAATAAAAAAGATCTAGGTGCAGGTCATAAATTTGTGGCCGACACACTTCAAGGAGCTGGAAAACAATTGGCTAGTAAATATGTAGCTAATGTAGCAGAGAGTGCTATAAAAACATTAATTGAAGTATTCAAGAATAGGTGATGGGTAACTCATGACACTATCGAATACCGCCACACCAAAGTATTATGCTGAGTTTAGAGATAAAGTAATAAAAGGTAATATACCTGTCTGTAAAGAAATCTCTTTAGAGATGAATCGTATAGATGCACTGATTGCCAATCCAGGGATTTATTATGATGATAAGGCTATTGATGGTTTCATCGCTTTTTGTGAGACTGAATGTACCCTTACCGATGGTGCAGACCTTCATCTACTAGACACATTCAAACTTTGGGCCGAACAAGTATTTGGTTGGTATTACTTTGTAGAAAGAAGCATTTATCAACCAAATGCAAATGGGCACGGTGGTCGATACGTTCGTAAGATGATTAAGAAGAGGCTAATCAATAAGCAATATTTAATTATTGCTCGTGGTGCAGCCAAATCAATGTATTTATCCCTAATACAAAACTATTTTTTGAATGTTGACACATCGACCACACATCAAGTAACAACGGCACCAACAATGAAACAAGCAGATGAAGTTATATCTCCAATAAGAACAGCTATTACACGCGCGAGAGGACCACTATTCCAATTCCTTACGGAAGGTTCTATCCAGAATACAACTGGGTCTAAAGCGAATAGAGTTAAATTAGCATCAACGAAAAAGGGTGTTGAAAACTTCTTAACTGGTTCATTGCTTGAGGTTCGTCCGATGTCAATCGACAAACTTCAGGGACTCAGACCAAAGATATCGGGCGTTGATGAATGGCTTTCGGGTGATATTCGAGAGGATATTGTTGGATCACTTGAACAGGGAGCTTCTAAACTTGATGATTATTTAATTATTGCTGTTAGTTCTGAGGGAACCGTAAGGAATAGTAGCGGTGATACAATTAAGATGGAGTTATTGGATATCCTAAAGGGCGATTATGTAAATCCACATGTTTCAATATGGTATTATAGATTAGATACCGTTGAAGAAGTTTCCAATCCTTCTATGTGGCTAAAAGCAAATCCTAATTTAGGAAAAACAGTTACATACGAAACATATCAAATAGATGTTGAACGTGCTGAGAATGCACCAGCAGCTAGAAATGATATTTTGGCTAAACGTTTCGGTATACCCATGGAAGGATTCACATATTTCTTCACTTACGAGGAAACAATTCCACATAAGAAAAGAGATTATTGGTCTTTGCCTTGTGCTTTGGGTGCCGATCTTTCTCAGGGCGACGATTTCTGTGCATTTACATTTCTGTTTCCATTACCACATACTTATGGTATAAAAACAAGATGTTATATTTCATCAACAACATTAATGAAACTTCCAGGAGCAATGAGAACTAAATATGAAGAATTTCTTAAAGAGGGAAGTCTTCAAGTATTAGAAGGAACTGTTCTGGACATGATGACTGTATATGAGGATTTAGATGCTTTCATTATAGCTTCTAGTTATGATGTTAGATGTCTTGGATATGATCCATATAATGCCAAAGAATTTGTTGAACGATGGGAAAGAGAAAATGGTCCATATGGAATAGAGAAAGTTATCCAAGGAGCTAAAACAGAGTCGGTTCCACTTGGGGAATTAAAGAAACTCTCTGAAGAACAGCAATTGATGTTTGATGAAGAACTAATGTCCTTTGCTATGGGTAATTGTATAACTCTTGAAGACACGAATGGTAACAGGAAACTTCTAAAGAAGAGATATGATCAAAAAATAGATAGTGTTTCCGCTCTTATGGATGCATATATCGCCTACAAAGCCAACAAAGAAGCTTTTGAATAAGGAGGCATGGATGTGAATAACAATTTTGGTTTTATGGACAGAGTAAGAACAGCATGGAACATATTTCTTAATCGTGATCCACTATCAGAGTTTAGAACCTTAAATGGTTTTAGTAGTGGTGCACCACAACACAGAAAACGTCTTACTTCTGGGAATGAAAGATCGATAATCGGAGCAATATATAACCGAGTAGCGATTGATGTTTCTGCAATAAAGATAAGACATGTTCGTGTTGATGAAAATGAGGCATATGTTGAAACGATTAAATCGGGTTTAAATAGTTGTTTAACTTTGGAATCAAACGTTGATCAAACAAGTAGAGCCTTTATGCAAGATGTCGTGATGTCTCTATTTGATGAGGGAACTGTGGCTATTATTCCAGTTGATACTTCTATTAATCTAATGGATAACACAGCCTTTGATATTTTATCACTTAGAACTGGGAAAATCCTTCAATGGTTTCCTTCTCATGTTAGAGTTAGTGTTTATAATGATATTAGAGGAGAAAAGGAAGAAATTACACTTCCTAAATCCAAAATAGGAATTATAGAAAATCCTCTTTATGCCGTTATGAATGAAAAGAACTCAGTTCTTAAACGATTAATAGCAAAATTAAATCTTCTTGATGCTGTTGATGAACAAAGTGGATCTGGTAAATTGGACTTAATAATTCAATTACCATACGTTATCAAGACAGAAGCACGAAAAATCCAAGCAGAAACAAGACGAAAAGATATTGAAGACCAACTAAAAGGCTCTCAATATGGTATCGCCTATACTGATGGAACAGAGAAAGTTACGCAACTCAACCGAGCTGCTGAAAATAATCTATTATCTCAAGTTGAATATTTAACGAGAATGCTATATGGCCAGCTAGGTATTAGCGAAAAGATTTTAGATGGTACAGCAGATGAAGGCGAGTTGCTTAATTATTATAATCGAACAGTTGAACCTATTGTATCGGCAATTGCTGAGGAAATAAAAAGAAAATTCCTCACAAAAACAGCGAGATCACAAGGTCAATCGATTATGCATTTCCGCAATTTATTTAGCATGGTTACACCAGAACGCTTGGCCGACTTGGCTGATAAATTAACAAGAAATGAAATTGCAAGTTCAAATGATATTCGAGCAGTTATTGGTTGGCTTCCAAGTAAGGCTTCTGGCGCAGATGAACTTAGAAATAAGAACATTCCCGATCCTAATGTCCAACCCCCACTTGATGTAACGAACGAATTTAATCAAGTAGACAAAGTAAAGGAGAACAAACAACAATGACAGATCAAATGTACCATTTTAGTGGCTATGCTACTAAGAATAATCTCGTCTGTGCCGATGGTCGTACCATTGTAAAGGATGCCTTCAAGAAAAATGATGGACAGAAAGTTCCATTGGTTTGGCAGCATCTGCACAACGACCCAAATAATGTACTGGGTCATGCCGTTCTCGAAAATCGAGAAGATGGCGTCTATGCTTGGTGTGTTTTTAATAACACCGTGGCTGGACAGCAAGCAAAACAACTTGTTGAGCATAAGGATATTGTTGCTTTATCCATCTATGCAAATCAGTTGGTAGAAAAGAACAAGATGGTCCATGGGGGTTCAATCCGTGAGATAAGTCTTGTTTTAGCCGGTTCAAATCCTGGCGCTTTAATCGATAATGTTAGCTTTTCTCATGGTGATGGTAATATTACTGAGTCAGAAGATGAAGCGGTTATCTTCACAGGCGAATTTATCGTTCTTGAGCACAAAGAAGAAGTTGTTACTACAGAAGTAGTGGAACCCGTTGTCGAGCATGCGGCTGATGCTGCCGACGAAACCGTTGGGGATGTCTTCGAGACCCTCAATGAGAAACAGAAGAATGTTGTTTACGCATTGATTGCCCAAGCTATGGGTTCTCAAGGCGATAATCAAGATCTCAAACAATCCAATCCAGAAGGAGAAACGTTCATGAAGAAAAATGTATTTGATAACGACGAAACAGAAGGCAAAACACTAACCCATGCCCAGATCGAGGAATTTGCTGGTGCTGTGTTCGCCGATATGCCTAAATATGGCTCATTCAAGGATGCTTTTATGGCTCATGCTGGAACCTATGGTATTGATAATATCAATTTCCTGTTCCCCGATGCTAAATTGCTTGATAACGAACCATCGTTTGACACCCGCCGAATGGGTTGGGTTCAAGGATGGATGAGTGGTACTCGTCACACACCGTTCTCACGCATTAAGAAAGTATGGGCCGACCTGACTCCTGACGCCGCTCGCGCCAAGGGTTATATTACCGGAACGCAGAAAGTCGAACAGGTCTTCGCTTTGCTGAAGCGGACGACCGAACCCACGACCATCTACAAGAAACAGAAGCTTGATCGCGATGATGTTACTGACATCACCGATTTCGATGTGGTTGCATGGATGTGGCGGGAAATGCGCTTCATGTTGAACGAGGAAGTTGCTCGTGCCGCTTTAGTTGGCGATGGTCGTACCTTCGGAACTGATGATGATGCGATTGATCCTTCCAAGATCCGCCCGATCTATGGTGACGATCCTCTATTCGTTCACTAT